TCTTCAAGGTAATACATGAAGTCCTCACGTTCAGTAGTATCGAATACTGGATTTTTTTGTCTTTTGAAGTACCAACTAATAAAGTCACTGACAACTTCTTCTGTAACGTCTACATCATAGATGACTTTTACTTCGTCTTTAATTTCTTTAATTAATTCACTTTTCATAACTTATCTTTTTAATTATACTGAAATATACGAATTAATCTTCACAAGACTTATTCCTATGTTTACTTTTTCTAGTATACTTTTTTCTATTCCTGTATATGTTAGGTCTAGTTGCTTGATAAATTTCTTCCTGAGTTACTTCTATTGTTTTCATTTTTATTTCAATATACGAAAGCAGTCTGATAGCCTGCATTCCCTATGCAAGCTTCTTTTTGTTGATTTCCATGACGAGAAACATCGTGACGATTTCCGTGTTTTGTTTACTGGGTGGTTACTTTTGTGCCCTATACGCTGTTGCTAATCACTGTTCTATTTCCATGACGGAGAACATCATTTTGTTCATTAATACATATGGGGAAGATACGAAAAATAATCCAGGGTGACAACCATTTTTTAATAATTTTCATCCCCCCATCCCCCATTTCCCCCGTGGGGGACACGTGTTTGTTCATAATTTTTGTATATATTTTTGGAAAGGGTGAAGAGGGACGTGGACGATCAACATAGGGGTTAGACCCAACACCTTTGTGTACCCTTCGTGGACAAACAACATTCCACATACATTCCGACGATTTTCATTTGGTGATGATCATTATTGACAATTGACGTTCCCCATGTTGATTTTCATTCCACACATGTGATGATTTCCTTGACGATGATCTTCGTTGATTTCCGTTTTGATGATGATTATCATTGACGATTCCTGTTCCGCGTTTATATGCGTTGATTTTCGTTTTTTTGACGATATTCATTGACGAGGTTCATTGATGATTTTTGTTAATCCTCATTGTAATGAACCATAATAAATGCTACTAATAACATAATAAAAAACACTGCCATAACCTTAATTTTAATAACTAATTAATTCACTTAAATACTCCCCAGTACATTTTCCGTTTCGTGTTATTTCATAGTTGGGGTCCATCCCTACTTGTTCCACATAGTACAATAATTTTTCTATTGAACTAAACTCTTCTACAAAATAATCACAATCTAAACTATACATCCTTTTCTTATTTTCTTATTTATACTGGAATATACGATCTCTATCTCACTAATCTTCGTCCTCAACTATTTCATAATCTACAATTAATTCTGTTTCCCAATGTTCTTGGGTTTCAATTATCCAACCTCTATCTCTATGTTCTCCAGTTTCTAATTGTCTAGTAGCTTCCTCTAGTGTATCTGCTTCAATATGATACTCAAACACTTTTGTAACTTGTACTTCTGTTTCAAATCTAAATTGTGGCATGTCTCTTAATTTTATACCTGAAATATATGAACTTAATCTTCAATATCTTCTACCTTAACTACTTTTATATCAAATTCTAAACACACATCATCATAAATTATATCGAGGGTATATTCTTCATAATCAACCATTCTTTCCTTGATTAGTTCCATTGCTTCATCTTCATTTTCTGCTTCCACTTCATAAGTGTATTCTGCTAATGCTGGGACCTGTTCTACAATTGTAAACTTCTTCATAACTTTTTCTTTTTCTTTCTTATTTACCTAAACATACGAAACTTTTCTGCTTTTACCTTTTCCTCTCTTTCAATTTCATTTTCTAATATACTACAAACATCATTGATCACTTCATACAAATGATTTACTAATTCTTTAGCATCATAATTGTCTGGTAACAACTCATTCACTAAATCATCTAAATTATCTGTTACTACCTCTAATGTAGTTTGGATACGTTTTACATCACTTTTACTCATACCTTTCTAAGTTTTTCATTTAATTGCTTAAGTGTTTCATTTACACCTTCTATTTTAGCATTATCTAATTTCATTTCAACAACCCGTTCATACGATCTTACAATCTCTAAAGCAAAATCAATTCCCTTAATCATATCTTCTGAAGTAATCGATGCTCTAGCTCGCTCAAACGATTCAATAATTGGTTGTAGTGGTGTTTTTTTTATCATCCTTTCACAATTTTTAATGTATCCAACAATTCATTGATTTGCATATCAACAAAACCTTCCGTCATAAATGGTGTTTTACCATCTTCTATCATTACTTTGATACTATTTTTTAATTCATCTGAATACATTTGTAATGCATCACGTAATACTCCTTTTTGAAATTGATTTAATTTTGCCATAATTGAAACTTGTTAGTTTAAATGTTTAAAACTTTTATTTTTTCTTCTTTTATACCTGAAATATACGAAATCTCTCTTAATTTTCTTTGTCCTTTGTTAAAATACTTGTTTTAACAATACACCTATATTTTTTGTTTTGAATAGCACACGTTGTGTCTCCTTCTTTATACCAAACCAATTCCCAAACACCCGGATGCGTCATACACCTCACTTTATCACCTTGTTTAAGTGCAGGTGCGTTTTGTACATCTGTATTTTTCTTTGGTCTGCCTCGTTGTTTCATTTTGTATATACGTATTTGAGTATGATAGGGGTCGATATAAAAAGCAAAAGCCACTTTTTTTTAAAGCGCTTCTACTTCGTTTTGAATTACTTTTAACATTCCTTCCATTACTTTACAATCTTCTTTGACTTGTTCCGAAGCATTATCTAAAGTGAATAAATCTAAATATGAACGTTGAAACTCAATTACATCATCATATCCACCATTGGTTAGAACAAAACTAACACGACCACCATCACCATAATCATCTATTTCATAATTGGTAAATACTTCATCTACAAATGTGAAAAATCGTCTTAGTACTTCTTTTTTCTTTTGTGTCTTATTCATCTTTCTCTTTTTATACCCGAAATATACGAAAGCCCTTTTAATTAAGGGCTTCCATTTTAGATATCTTCTCTAAAGTAAAATAAAATATTTTGTTCAATTCCTTGATCTATCAATTTTTTCTCTTCAATGTCAATCAACTCATCAAAATCAATTCCTAATCCTTTTAATGTGTCTTTGAATTTTTTAAATTCATCAAATCCATTTCCAACTTTATTACCTAAAAATGTAGTATCTATAAAATCAATACATAAATCAATATCTGCTACTAACTTACCTTCGTCATTTCTTGATAGAAAAGCATTGTGTAATAATGTTGTTTTAACTGCACCTTGTGGACCAAATGTTGCTTCTGTTTGGAATTCAACCATCAATGTTTTATTTGTAATCTTCATATCTTTCATTTTTTTCTTTTTATATAATCAATATACGAAATCTTTTTTAATAAGCTTATTCCTTAGTCTATACTTGAATCCCAACTTGTAACTACAAATGCAAGGTCTAGTCCTGTAATTTTAGTTTTGTCTTCATTACAAAACGCTTTAGCTTCAAAACCACCACAAGCATTTATAATTGCTACATCGTGATGAGTAGCTCTATAGTGACCCAATCTACTTTCAGCAGCACCTCGTAATAAACGTTCTGCTTCCTCTCGTAAATCCTCAATTGAAGGTGTTTCACCTCGCCATTTCCAATTTAAAGCTTCCATAGCACGTTCCACCTGATCAAAGTCAAATTCATCCATAATATCTTCGATCATATATTCAAGGTCCTTCACTGGTGGTTCGGGTTGTTCAAGTGCTTTGTTAATTAGTTGTTGTAGTGTTAGTAATTTGTCTCTGTCTAAATTTTGTAAATTCATCTTTCTTAATTTTATACTTGAATATACGAAAGCCCTCTTGATTGAGGGCTTCCTTTATCTATTTTATTTGATTAAATTCCTTGTCTACCATCTTGAAAACGAATATTCAAATTATCTAAACCAATTCCTTCTTCAAAACCTGGTAATGTATGTCCTGTTTCGTTTGAAACCTCAATCACATCTTCATCTTGAATAATTTCCTCCATACCTTCTTCAATGATAAATCCATCTAGAACTGCTGTGATATGTTCCATTGTTTCACCAACATCAATTTGTGCTTCATCTATTTCAAGTTGATTTCCATAATTGAGACTAAATGTAATATTATCTTTATAAACTAAATCATCGGCATTGTAATCTAATGTTCGTTCAATTGCATCTGCAATTTTATCTGCTAATTCCTGAGTAATACCTGTTTTAGTTGGTAACTCAAGTTCATTCAATGCTGAGATAATCAAATCAATTGATACTACTGAAGTGACTTCTTTTGCTACTTCTAGTTTTGCTAATAATTCTTCTTTCTTCATAACTTTTTCTTTTATACTTTAATATACGAAATTTATTTTAATACTTTTAGTCCTCTAATTCTCTAACTGCTGCTTTAATTGCACCTTCCAAATACCCAACAATATAAGCATGTGATTGGGTTTGGTTTTGAAATAATTCATTTGATTTTTCGAGTACTTGTTTCAATGAGTCTGCTAATGCTTTTTTTTCTTTCTTTGTCATGTCTTTTTATTTGAATAAAATATACGAAATTTACTTTAGAAACCTGCGTCCCTCTTATTAAAATCATCTTCTTCAAACTGTCTAATTAAAGCCTCTTCCTCAATTGCTTCACTTAAAATTGCTACATTAACAGATCCAAGTTCATTCACTAACCAAATACCATCTTTGGTAAAGCAATAGATGTATTCCACTCCACTACTAAAACCCATATCAAATAATGCCTCTACTCTGTTGTATTTGCTTTGTATTAAATCTTCTCCATTATCACGATGATATGCTACTGTTCTATCTATTGTTATATCCAATGATGATAAACTACCTAATGCAATCAATTCATTTACTTTATCAGTTGTGTTATAGTTATCATTTAAAATAACACCATTTGAGTTAATATGTCCATCCCAGTGACAATAAATTGATGTTACTGATCCGTCTTGATTTTCTATTGCTATTCTACTTCTTGTTGCCATAATTTCTTTTTTTATACACTCAATATACGAAAGCTAGTTTGCTAATTCTATTCCTAAATCTAAGAGAAATAGCGTCATGTACATCTCAAATCTAGCGAATTCAATTTCCTCTACTTGTTGTTTAGCTGATTTTCTCATTGCTCAGTTGTAAAAAGTTCAATAATAAAATTATCATCATCTTCAATAGCAGTGTCTTTCAATGCTTCAAATATTTCTCTCATTGTAGTAGCTCTATTAACAGCTGCTGTTTTACCTACCCAACTCTCTTCAAATCGACGAAACGATTCTACTTCATATTGAACATCTTCTATAGTGCTTAGTTCTTTAATGTACTGGAGTGAATAGCCGTATGTACAATCAAACTCGTTGTCCATCCATTCTATTAATTGTTGTTTACCTCTTTCAAAATCAAATTTCATATCCTTCTTATTTTCTTCAAATATACGATTTTCTCCTTGTGGAGAAACTTCCCCTACTTTTGTAAACCATTCTTTCTCATAACCACCGTTATCTTGGTCATTATCTAATCCATCTCGAATCCAATCTACATAAACATAATTATCAACATAGACACAAATAGCTTTTGCTCCTTTTTTAGCAGAGTAGTTTTTTACTCCTTTGAATTCTAATATATCTCCTTTTTTAAATTCCATATCTCTTATTTTTCTACTACTGAAAGTTTAACATAAGTTAAATCAAACTTCTCACCTTCAATGACATTATTATCAATGTAAGTAATTACATCTTGAATTACTTCTTCTCCAATTTGGAATTGTACTTTATCTCCTACTTTCATAACCTTTATTTTTACCAATGATTACCATTATTTCTTGATGGGTTTTGAGCAAATGCTTCCTTACACATCTGTTCTACATTACTATCCTTAAACGAACCCCATGGAAATATACCTTCATATGTACCGTATTGATAACCTACCAAGTTTATCTTTACTATTTCATTCAATACTTCCATTTCCTCATCAGTTTTAGCTATTTGCCTTGCTGATATGGTATTTAATTGGCCATATCTGTCACAACCGCTTGTTCTGTAATGCTTAACTAATTTTTCTACTAATGTTTCTTTCATAACCTTTTTTCTTACTTGAAATATACGAAAGCCCTCTTAATTGAGGGCTTCCTTTTTTACTGTTTTGAGAATCTATCTAACAATTCCTCTGTTGTAAGTTTTTCAAATGTAGCGTCATATTTCTTGTATAGATATTCTTTAAGGTTGTAAGCATCTAACTTAAACTGAATATAACTATCTGATTTAAACTTAACTTCTATTACTCGATATGAACCACTATATTTACTCCAATCATCTTTAGCTATTACTGTAGCATTTGGATATAGTTTTGAATATTTTTCGATTGTATTTTTTTCTAAATTAACTAGCTTTTGATCTTCTTCAAATCGATACACAGCATTTTCATTGTGTTGTTTGAGTTTTTCAAGTAATGTTCTTGGTTTAACGTAACGATATTGCTCTGTAATTGAACCGCATCGAATTTTATCACGTTCAACATCAAAATAGAACTTGGATGATTTAAGTTCACCTTTATATGAATCAAAACTTTTTCCTAGCAATCGAATATCTGATTGGCTATATTCAGCAGTAACTTCTGTTTCAAAATCGGTTTTGTTATAGGTATAACCTAATCTTACAGTACGTGTTTCAATAGTTGTTTTGCAACTTTCTTCAAAATGAACATCCTTACAAAAACCATTCATAAGCAACAATCCTACAATGTTGATGTGCTGTTTTTGAATAAACTCTGAATTTTTCTTACAATTTTCAATGTATGTATTAACTTTTTCTTGTTGATCGGCTGTTAACAACATACCTTCAAATAAATCTAATTGTTTTCCTTCCATAACTTTCTTTTTTATATCCTCAATATACGAAATCTATTTTATATCTTTTATTCCTTTACTTATATTGACTTAATGTGTAAATTAATTTTGCAACTTCATCTGCTGTTCTGCGAGGCATTACATCTGAACTGTTTCGAATTTCAATCCAATCACCTTCTTGATGGTACATCCAATTTCCATTTGAATGCCAAGCAGCAACTTCAGCTGTTGTTTCTCCATTATCACTGTAAGTATATTTTCCAAATATAACACTAATGGTACAACCATTAGCAAATGTCATTTGGAATCCATCCCTACCATATTCTTTATCTACTATTGTTTCAAATGCTTTTTCTTTCATAACCTTTATTTATACTTTAATATACGAATCTATCTTTCAATACCTAAGTCCTTAAGTGATTTAGGTAAATAATCTACTTGCTCACATGAAACACAAAAATAACGTGGATCAGGGCAACCATTTAACATCACTACTTTATCGTGAATGTGTCCGTGAATGTTTTTTACGATACCATACTCAAGTTCATCTGAGTGAATTGGGCAGTGAGTAAGAAAAACACCTTTATAGTTGATCATACCACCTACACTTTCAGCGTACTGAAATAGTTTTTTAGTGTCTTGACGGCGATCATGGTTTCCTAATACAATGTGTTTTATACCATTTAAACGATCAAGTAATGGGTATGGTGATGATTTTTCCATCGTTACATCACCTAAAATATAAGTAACGTCTCGTTTATTTACAACACTATTCCATTTAGCAATGATGTGCTCATCGTGTTCCTCTACAGTTGAGAAACCACGTCGCTTAGCCATATTGGCGTGTGATAAATGTAAATCTGCTATAAATCGAACTATACTCATTTTCTTTAATTTATTGGAATATACGAAATCTATCTAACGATCTCTATTCCTTTATTTTATTTGCTATATATTCTTCTATATTGGAAAATTTCAATCCCCAACCTAAACATGCCCATTGCATTTCTATTTCAGCTCGCTTTGAGGACATGCGGAATAATTTCATAAGGTATTTTCTACCCCATTCTTGCCATTCTTCATTTTGCTCAACAGTCATTGTCCATTCTTGAAACCAATCGTCTTGACGATCTTTAATATCATTATATGTTACTTGATGACCTGCTATTTCAAACATTTTATTAACTAAGTCAATTACTGCTTGTTCTTGTTTTTGTTCTCGTGTTAATCTCTTTGCCATTTATTCTTCTTCAAAATCCATTGTTGCTACAGTATATTCATTTAACCACTCTACTTGACCTGCACAATGATTGTACTTTGTAAAGTCAGGGTTTTCAACCATAACAAAATAACAACGTTCATTGTGTGTGTAAAGCAATCTACCTAGAAACGTTGGAAACATATTACATCGCAATGTGCGACCAACCATTTTCTTCATATCCCACATATTGTCATAACGTGGAGTAATCTTGTTTCGTCCAAATGCTTCTATTACTGGTAGTGGTTTTCTCATTGTTTATTTTCAATATACGAAATTTCTTTTACTAAACCTATTCCTTTGTTAAAAAACCCGTCCCACATTGCTGTGAGACGGGGTAAAAAAGAAAACTGGTTATGAAGCAGCGTAGTCAGGACAGGATTCGAACCTGTTATGAACACACTTTTTGATTAACCTGTATATCCAACGCAAATCGGGACTAGGCTGTGTTCTACTCATAGCGTCTACCAATTCCGCCACCTGACTATATTTTGCTTAGGCAGCTACAAATTCAGCTGCCATTGCAAATAATTTTTGGTTGATTTCCATGTCTTGTTTAAAGTTTTTTACTTTACGTGCTTTACGTTGTTTAACACCTGAAATGTAATTGAAATCACCATTTAATATTTTTTCTTGAATCACGTTGAATACAGTCCATAAATCAGTACCTTTATCTTCATCACGTGTTGGCTCAAGTAATTGATCTAAATCGATTTGAATATTTTCAACTTGTTCTTCTGTGAAACGAGTTGTCAATGCTTTTTTAGCTAACGCTTGAGCTTGCTCTTCGTTCAATTGGATTTGTTTCATTTTGTTCATTGACTCAACTGTCAAAGGCAACTGCTCAACCATTTCACGAATTTGAGCTTGCAATTCCTCAAATGTGTAGCCCATGTGACGCATTTTTACATCATTGAATTGCTCAGTTGAAATAACCAAACCATTCTCACATACCATACGGAATAGGCCTGCTGTAAACGTAAATGCATTTTTACCATCATTTGAATTTGTTAATAGGATTTGTGGAAATACTGTGTCGCCATCAGCACCATTAATTACTACATCTGGATTGCGGAATACAACTAAGTGTTTTTGGAATCCTTTTGTTCCCTCTTTGCGGGCTTTTACCTCTTTGGCATCAACAACACCCCATCCTAGTTGCTCCATATCTTCAATCACTCGATTGGTTGGAATGTGAGTAAATTTGTCTGAAACCGTTGGAGCGGCTGTTGCTGTAAAAATTGACTTAGCACGTTGCTTAACTTCGTCTAATGTCAAAAAACTGTCTTGGCTTAAATCTAACATAACTTTCTTTTTTTAATTTATTTCTTTGTTTATACTTTAATATACGAAAACTTTTTTACTTCTCCAAATTTTATTTTACAAAAAGTTGAACTAATAGAATTGCAAGCGCTAACATCAAACAAATAAATGTTTTCATTGTTATTGGCTCATTAAATATAGCCCAACTCAACCAACTAAATACAATTGCACCAATTGAAAATCCAATTAAACGTGACGGCCACATTTGACCATCAAATGCTATAACCATGTTTTTCACTGAATACATGAATAACATTGAAATAGGAATACCCATTAATACTGTTAACCAATAGTGATTTTTGAACCATTCAAACTTAAGTGGACCTTGTAATTGGTAAAATGTTGCCACTTGAGCCAAAAATCCAAAAAACATACCTATTAATAGGTTTCCTACATTTACCATTACTTATAAAATTTACTATCGTCTATTTCAATTGCATACTCAAACTCATCATCGTTGTAGTAATCATCTTCTTCATCAATTTCCTCATCAACGAAGTCCTCATCGTCTCTATATTCTGGAAGTAGTCCTGCTTTTTCTACAATCCACCAAACTCTATCTTTCATCAAGTCGATTGATGTACCGTTGATTTCAGTATAACCTTTTACTGTTAATACAGCTAATTCAGCAATTAGTTCACATGTAATTTGATCTACCTCTTCTATACTTATGGTACCTGCTTTGAAACGTGTTTTCAAATCCAAATACTTTACTTCAATTGTGTGTTTTTCTTTTTTAGCCATAACCTTTATTTTTCTTTATTTAATGCGTCTCTAATCATTGCTGCTATTTCATATTCTTCTGATTCAACAGCAAAGTTTTGAATGTCCTCTAATAGTTTTTCAATGTCGTTATCAAATTCTTCCTCTAAAGCATACTGCAAATAACATTTGTTTTTTCCACTTAAATTACTATTTGCGATTGCTGGGTGGATGGGGAGTATTTTTGCTAGTAACTCATATGCTTCATCAGGTAATTCATCTTCAAATTCTTCCATTTTCTCTCTTTTTATACACTCAATATACGAAAATTAAGCATCTACTAAAATTCCGTAATCAATTTTATTATTTGAAAGTGCAAACGACAATTTCTTATTTACGTTTCCGTTTCTGTTTTTGTTGAACATCATGAAGCAACCTCCACCATCACGTTCTGACTCACGTCGCATTTCAAGCATTCCGTCTGTCATGTGTTTCAATTTGTTTGAACCTACAAACTCACCTGATTTAGTTACTTGTTGAATCAATAGGAATGATGTAAATTTATTTTGTTTGTTCTCACCTTTATTGTTTCGAACACATGATTCAACTAACCATGATTCAGCTGTTTTACGATCCCATCCGTTATCGTCACGAGCACCTTCAATAATTTCAGCAATCGAGTCAATCAAAATCAAATCATAGCCAATATCAAATGCTTGTTCAATAACGTCTTTTGTATTGTATTGCATAAAATCAGATGTGAACAATGTATCTACAATTCCAAATTGTTTAAATCGCTCTGTGTATTTGAACATTTGTTTACGACCCATTTCACCTGAAATGAATAGACATTTACGTCCTTTGTTTTGAACAGATGCTAAAACATCAAGCATTACTGTAGTTTTACCTACACCTGGGTCACCAATTGCCATAATATTTGTTGCACAAGGTACTCCTTGTTCGTGTGAGAACAACTCATCTAGAGCAGGTACTCCTGTTGGCATTGCTTCAAGCATTCGCTTGTCAATGTCTAATTTATTCAATTTAGTGATTGAGGAAAAATCAATAACTGAAGGAACAGGCATCAAATTTTTTACTTTTGCTGGGCGTCCTCGTTTTCCTGTGGTTTGTCTTTTTACAATATTCATAACTTTTCTTTTCTTTTTATACAATCAATATACGAAATTCTCTTTTAACCTCTTATTCCCTCATTAGAAAACGAAGAAATAGAAAAAACAAAAACTAATCAAAAAAATGTAAACAAAAACTAGTAGTATTGGAGGAAATATTAAACTAAGAATTTTGTGAACTAACATAATAGGAGTAAATAAAATCAACCCAACAATAAATCCTACTGCTTGACTACCCTCAATTTCTTCTTGACGGGTTATTACTCTATATGGGTACTTAAAATCTTCTCTCATAACTTTTTCTTTATTTTCTTCAAATATACGAAATCTTTTTTAAAACTCTTTGTCCTTAAATAAATTCTTTTTCAAGTTTAAAAGAAGTCCCTTTTTGAATCATTTTTACTTGTTCATCATTTTCTAAATGTTTAGCTGAATCAAAGTCATCACTAAATGCAGGATAACCTCCTTGTAAGCCACAGAAAACCTGAGCCAATTCATTCAAAACTATGAATGTTGGTTCAGGTTTAGGTTTATTCTTTTTATTTAAGATTGCTTTCATTTCCTAATTTTCTAGGAATATACGAAAGATCTTTTAAAAAGCCAAATTTTAAAAACGAGCTAATGGGTCTACTTTTGGAGCGCCTCCATCTGTTTCACCTCTGGAATTGAATGTTTTTTCTTCAGGTGTGACTGCAACTAATACTCCGTTGATTTTGAATTGTCCTCCTTGTTTGAGTAGTTTTTTAAAGAGCACTTCGTGATTTGGACTCCATCCTTCACTAGCGTCAATGACTGTTTTTTTGTCTACTACTACACCATCAAATTTAATGATGATTCCTTTTCTAATTGATTGTGGTGATATCATTTTTGTTTTTTGCTTTATTAAATAATTGTTTGGCTTCTTCAATGTCACCTTGTTTCCATATAATGTCAAGGATAGCATCTGCTTCTTCTAATGTACATTTATTTTCAATTACATCAACATATGTTTCAACATCTACTCCTAACTCAAAAGCTATTGCTTCATCTATCATTTCATATAATCCCATCATAATTTATTTTTAGTCCCACCATCCATCAATATTCTCTTCCATTATCTTGAATAACAATTTACGAGAACGTTCTTGGTTTTTGATGGCAATTTCCATTGCAATTGTGTGGTTATCTTTACCTGTTTTATCAAGCAATTTATGTTGACGTCTATATTTGTACAAATAATCAATTAAATCATCTCGTGTAACGGTTGATTCCATTGTGAAATATTTTTCAGTTTCATCAGTTGGAACAAATTCAAAATCCTGATCTAGATATTCTAAATGTTCATACATGTATAGATCTTCTTGTTGGATACGAGCCAAACGAGCACATAACAACATTTTTTCGGCATCGCGTTTTGCTCTAGTATGCCATTCTCTATTACCAATATATTTGGCTTGTTTTTCCAATTTATGGATTAGTACTTCATAAATAAATGATTGGTCCCAATCTCTGTCTTTCCAAATAACAGGAAACCAGTTCCATAGATTTTTGACACCGTTGATGAAGTCTCTGTGATAATATCTACCTTCAAAGCGCCACCATAATTGGATTTTTTCTAATAACTGTTTCATCGTTTCTTTTTAAATATATTATGTTCGTAATCCAAATCCCAAATCCAACGTGTTCGACACATCCAAACCCAACGTTGCAAACGAAACCAACGACGCAATTTGACGTGCCATGGATCGTTTTTCATTTCTTCAATGAGTTGTTTTAGGATGCCTGATTTGTTTTCCATTAAAATATATCATTTAAATGTTCAGGACAATCACTCGCTATGTGCTTCCTCCACCATTTCTTCAATGATTTCAGTATCCTGGATTGTTTCAGCAAATAAAAAATGTGTTTCATTTCGTAATACATGGTCTACTTTGAATATACTATCTCTTCCTTCCTTAACCAAGTCTAAATCCACTTTACCTTCTTTATCTGTAAAATCTGCTATTCGGATTTGACGATGGATAATGTAGTATTTGTCGTTGTGTTTGTAAAAACTCATTTAATGTTGTATTGTTTTTTAAAGGACTTGATAAACGATTCTCCAATCCCCATATCTACTATTTCATAGTTGTTTGGAATGAGTGGTTTACGTTTTGAATTACTAAGCACCTCATCTATTTCTGACTCAGTAGTTAGCAAGTAGTATTTTTTGCCTGTAGGTTTTTTGTAAACAACTACAGTTACTAGCTTCTTTTCAGCTGGTCTACCTTTACTTTCGTGATTAATTCTCATATACTATATATGGTCTTAAAATGGATTGAACTGATGAATCTGAATTAAAGTAGAAAACACTATCATAAGTTGTCAAGTAATTGTCTGTAAATGCAATTACATCAACTGTATCACCTTCTACTATTTTCTTTCCCTCAATACAATATTTATAGTCTTCTACATATGAGTAAGCATCACAACTTGGTTTTGGTGCTTTACAGCTAAATAGTAAAAAACCAATTGCAATGCCTGCTAGCAAATGTAAAACTCTATCATAATTTGAATAATTCATATGTACTGTTTTTTGTCTTAAATTTAATATACGAAAGATCTTCCGCAACTTCAAGTACTTCGGTAACTAAAGTTGTTTGCCAAGTGAAAAAATGGTTGAATGGAGACATAATTAATGAACGTCCAACGGCAATATCGTTATGTTTTTCTTTAAAGCGGCCATCTTCATTCCATTCTAGCCATAATATCTCTTTGGATTTTAGGTTTAGTCCATCTCCTTCTCTAACTAATCTCCAATTAAATTCACTTTCAGTTATACCAAGCATTTCAGTTAGTTCTGGACTCATATGTAAAACATCGTTTACATCTTGGGTTAGTAATACTTTTGGTTGTTCTCCTCCTATCATAGCCAAGTTATTTGATTTGTTGTTTGATCCCATTCAAAATGAAATGGTAGATTTGCATAGCTGTATCGCTCATTCAAAACTGAAGCATTGAAAAAATGGGTATGGCCATTGTAATAGTATCCATAACTTCCATGAATATGTCCACAAACATGAATTTTTGGACGAATCAATTCAATTCGCTCTTTTAGCAATTCACACCCAAGTAAAGGTGTGTTATATGGAGCTCCTGAAGTATCCAAGTATGTTTGAGCAGGACCGTGTGTGATTAAAATGTCTGTGTTATCTGGGATAGCGTCCCATTTTGCTTTTAATTCTTCTCCATTGCGAGGTAAGTTAAAAGCCCAATCATAAAATTCCGGTTGCCAAGGTGAACCATAGATGTGAACATTATCTTCTGGATGATCTCCATTTGGTCCATCAAAGTAGAGTGTAACTTGTTCGTCTTGTAGATAATCGATTGTTTCATATCCAGTTAAACAACTTTTAACCCATTCAGGTTCATCCTGCATCATACGATCATGGTTACCGGCAATGAATATTTTATCAGTATAGTTATCAATTTGATTAAACCAATGAAAAAATCCAATGGCTTCCATTTTGTGATAACCTGAATTCATAAAGTCACCAGCATGGATTAACAAATCACCACCTGGTAAATCGTTTTCACAATCGCGATGTCTTGTATGTGTATCCGAAATTAATGTAACCTTCATTTGTTTTGTTTTAACCCAATAAAAAAGCAACTATTCCCATAGTAATAAAAGTACCTATTACTACCAGGATAGTTATTAGCTCATCCTTTTTCATATTTCCTGTTTTAGGATAAATATACAAAAAAGGTAGGCGAAAGCCTACCCTTTTAACAATCTTTTATTTGAGCTCTTCATAGAACCCGTCATTACCTGACGAATTTCATCTTCTACTCGTGAATGTGTTTGATCAACGGTATCAATTCGATTTAGAAGAGTACGTTCAACTAGATTTATGTCTCGACAAACATCAACAATAGATATTTTCAAATCCTGTACTTGTTCTTCCAATTTGGAAATTCTACTCAATAAACGAGCTGTAATTATCATTGTTACAGCCATTCCTAGGCAAAGCGCCCCTGCAATAAATTCAATCATTTTATTTTATTTTAATTAGTGGTTCCTCTAGGGATCGAACCTAGCACCTACTGATTATGAGTCAGTTGCTCTAACCTACTGAGCTAAGAAACCTTAAAAAACCCCTAGCAGTTTCTGTTGATCAGACAGACTTACTAGGGGGTGTTACTAGTTATATGGGTGTTTATAGAGGTAACGCGTTTACACCTATAAATCTTCCCAACTTCCCAATAACGAGAAGACCAGAACTGATGCACAGATCTTACGGTATGTGTTCCTGGTACTGTTAAAATTCCATAGCAATAGTATCACTATGGGGTTCCGTTAACAAGTAACGGTGGGGTAGGGGCAGGATATCGCTTAACCTGCAGGTGCTGCTAGCATTACACACCTTCGATGTCGAACGTATGAGGACATCAGCGATTTTTTTGAGCCGACGGAGAGATTCGAACTCCCGACCCGCTGAGTACAAATCAGCTGCTCTAGCCAAACTGAGCTACATCGGCATCGTGGTGGCGAATAATTTGCGGTTATTCATTTCTACTTCTGAATATGCTGATTAAAGTTAACATCACAGCAGGAATTTCATTTTCGTCTAACTACCACCTTGCACTACCTCGACAGGGTTTTTTTAGTGCCTTTCTTTTTAGATTGGAACGTGATCCAACTAATCCAGCTTTGTAAAGCCTCTAATTTTTGTTTGTGTGATGTTTTACTCATTTTTTTTATTTTAAATCTAATAACTTTATTTCACTAATCCAAGCTCTATTTCAACTTCTTTGATGTGTTTACATCTTTTGTCTTTTGCTCTCCAAACACCTGGGCAATTGCATTTTGGGTTTCCAAATTTGTTAAGTGAAACAAAATATTTTCCATCTCCACTTGACGATTCAAATTCCCATGTTTTTTTCTCTGGTGTTTGAAGAGTGGTTGTTTCTTCAACTGTCACTGTCTCCTCAACATCTACAATAATGTCATCTAATGTTGTGTCAGGATGACATTCTATTTGTTCAGGATAAATATATGTTTTTCCTCCTAGGCGAACAATTGCTTTTGGTAAATATCTATGTTGTGGAACGTGGTATTTGAATGTTCGAATACCTGCATGTTGGATATTGTCTTGTCGTGGATTTACAGAAAACACTTCACCGTCTTTGAGTGATATGATCTCTGTTTTAACAGTACCATCTTTGTAAACAATCCAAGTTTCCTTTAACATAACCTTTTATTTGCTTGAATATACGAACAAAAGATCAGGTAACCAAATTATTTTTTCTTTTCTTTTAAAAACTGGATTGCTTTAACTATCTCGGCACACCCTTCATACAATTCATGTTTTTCATAAATTGGTAGGTTTTGTTCTAAGGTGGAGATAAATTCTTGACGATCAATTGTTATGTCGTACATTGTTTGCTCTTGCTCAATTAAAACAGATAGAGCGTGAATATGTCTTTTTCTACCATTTAGGTTTTTCAAAATGGTTTCTACTAACGCTTTTGAAATTCTTAAATCCCTACTAGCAACTAACTGTTCAAATTCATCCGTATCGAATACACTAATTTCCTTGGCCATGTCAAAATAAATTTAAAAAGTCTGTGTTGATATTTTTTCCCTTTAATTTACTAAGCTTTTCGTCATTCTCCAACATCTTATTAGCAAGCTTTTCAAGATGTTTAGACTTTTGCTTGTCATAATCGTTGACGATTTTGCTATGTTTTTTCTTTTTCATGTCACAGATAAATATTAAACTTTTCTGGAAACGAGTGAGTAAGGATCATCTTCTACCTTACCATCCCACAAACCAAGTTCTTTCAAACGTCTTTGTTGATAGTCGTCTATTTGAAAATCTACCATTTCAGTTGTTTTATAAACCGTTTGATGGCCTTCCAACGATTCCATATCACGTTCAGTGAACACGTTACCTAAGCGCAGAAAATAGCAGTTATAGCACGATAATTGGCAATTTGCATCACGATAGTTATGTTTGTTTCCATCCTTAAAGAACATGATCAATGGAATTTTACCATCCATTTCTCTTTTTTCATCAAACCCACACCAGTAACATTGTTCAACCAAATATCCACCTTCAATCAACTTAAATTTAAGTTTTTCAGGTGTAAATGAAGCAGGATCTTCTTTACCGTTTACAATATCCTCAATTGCAGGCATTTTTCTTCCAAATGGAGTATTGCTCATGAATTTTGGAATACCTTTACCTGATTGGTTTTTGTGTATGTCAAATAAGGATTGGCCTGTAGCTTCATCCTTGTATGCTTTCATAAATGGTTTGAGGTGCTGGTAAGAACAGTTTAAGTAACGAGCAGCTGCTTTAACCGAGCGAGTATGTTTCATTGCTCGTAAGCAATCCTCTTTTGATATCGGTTTTGGAAATGCCATATTACATATCTTCTAATCCATCTAGTAATGTATTATCCCAAACAGACATATCATCATCACCATCTGTATTCATTTCTGTTTTATCTAAATTATCAAATGTTGCTTTTTGTTTGGATGCTTTTTCGAATTTATCAAATTCATCTGCCTCCATAATTACCATGTCTGTCCATGTATGATCTTTTTCTCCAAACATCATTGGTACTCCTCGTTTTGCTCCCGTTGTTGAACAATCAACACACGTTTTTGCACTCGGTAAAGCTTTTAAGCGTAGTGGATTAATTTCCTGTCTACATTTAACGCATAATCTACTTTCCATCATATTTTTTTAAAAATTTCCATAATTGCTGAGGGGTTTTCAAGATGTGTTTGTTTTCATCTTCATCCATTAGTGGATAAACATCCCCCTCAGGTGTTAAACTATCAAATACCCACCACAGAATAATTTCTGTTTTCATATCACCATAATGTTTTTGCATTAACAATTTGGTTGATTTGTAAAATGGGTTTTCGTATTTGTCTGCATGTATGCCTATCGTTTTAAGTACTGCACCTACAGCTTCAATCTGGCATAATTGCTCAAGCAATTCCATAAAGAATGCTTCATCTTTTTTCTTAAGTGATTTTGGGCTTTCTTCTACTTTAGAAAGTGAGCCAAATATTTCACTTAGATTTTTGAACTTTTCCTCCATCTTCTTTTACTTCAAAAACATTTAAAAAATCATCTACAAGCATTTGCTTAATAATGGCTGCCATTAAAATAGCTTGTTCTTCATTGTCTGCCTCAATTTTACCTTGTGGTTCTTGTTTTGAGTCAAATTTACTATAGTAAATAAAAGATTTCATATTACAAAATTTTATAAAGGTGTTCTGGTTTTACTTTAGGGTTGGAGATAAATATTCTGTCTTTTGATTTGTTTTCTTTTTCATTAATGATAATTTTAAAAGGACCATATTCAAAAACTCCAACTTCATTTTGATCAATTACATCTTGCAAATGAATAAAGAAACTATTCATATAAATTTCATCAGTCAAATCAATATTAAATTCTACTATAATATCTCCTTTACTTTCACTTAATGGGTATACTCTATCACTAGTTTTTAATTGATTAAACATGTAGTTATATTCTTCCCAATCTTTAAATGATATATTCAAAAGTTGATTAGCAACTGTTTGCTGTCTATCATATTCCTCTTGAATTGAAGGGATTAAAGATTCATTTTCAACGAATACTTTATCAAAAAAACTTTCAAACGCTATAAATTTACTCAAATTAGAATTTTGACCTAAAATATTAGCAGATATTTCATAATGTTTAATTTTATCAGTAGAATGGTTAAATTTACCCCATTTTCTAAAGAATTTACCCATTTCAATTTGATCAGCAAATTGTTGTAACCTTGCTCGATCTTGGGCTTCTTGATTATTTGGATCAAACCAATTTTTACCTCTACTAGAAGTGCAGGTAAAATGATAAACTAAAGCATTCCAAACTTGAATAATCTTTGTATCATTTAAAACTAACCGAGTTAAAACATCTGAATCTTCTCTTGAACGTCTAAATATAGTATCATGCCCCCCAATTGAATTCCAAGTATCTTTATACAATGTAAATGGTGCAAAGAAATATTCTGTTGTTTTTTCTTGTTTTTGTCCCTCAGCATATTGTGTAAATGATTCTAAATTAAATCCTTTAGGGTCTAAACCAAAGTCATATGTAATCTTTTCTCCTGAATTACCATGAAGTGGGGGTTCAATTCTAGTGGAACAAAGAATCATATTTGGTTCTAAATACTTAAGCACCTCTAGATCATAGTTTTTACATATTACCATATCTGATTGTAAATAAGAAACAATTTCGTTTGAAGCAGATTCAAACATTTCATTAATGTTTCTCTGGTAACCATATGGAATAGGCAACTCGTTTTTAAGGATTTTAAGATTTGGGAATATTTGTTTTTGGGTTAATAACCACTCTGTTGTTCCTTGATTATCACTATCTACAAATACTACAATTTCATGTTCTAAAGTTGATAAATTTTGTTCTAAAGACTTAAACAATAGTTTAACATGATTTAGTTCATTTCGAGCAGTGTTAATACAAAAACTAATTAGTTGAGACATTTTTTAATATATTATAAGTTTCTTTAATTCCTTGTTCTAATCCAATCAAATTAAATGGCATAACAGGATGAATTCCACAATATGCTTTATCTTCAATTTCATCTTCTAATCGTATTCCTACTCTATAATCACCTAATGAATTAATAATTTCAGCTATTTGTAACAAAGTATATTTTTTTAGATAACTACAATTAATTTCTTGAATTGGAAATTCTTCTTCACGTTGATTAAGTAACCATTCAATCATAGAAACTAAATCTTTCATATAAAAGAAATCCATTTGTTTATCTTGATAAACATTCAAATCCTCTCGATTAATATATCTTAAAATATTACTTTTAATAAACCTAGTATTTAATTCATTTTCATCAAAAACCGCATAAATTTTTACATTTATACTTTTTGAATCTAATTTCATTAATTGATTTATAATATGTTTGCTAAATCCATAAGGGGAATTTGCTTCTTCTTCTGCACCTGAACCAAAATGGATTAATTTATCAAACTTATCCCTACAACGCATTAAATTATCATACATTAATAAATTTGTAAGTACAACATCTGGTCCTTCAAGTGGGTTAAGTCTATTACCTCCTTTTACAGCGGTATGAATTACCACATCAAAATATTTATCTTTAAAGTAATGTTGAACCTCTTCTCTTCGAGTAAGGTTAAGATCAACTCTAGATACTAATGTTACATCATATTTTGAATATAGATAAGAATGTAAACTTTTAGCAATATAACCATTTCCACCTGTAATTAATATTTTCATTTTTTAATAAAAATTTTATCAACTCCATATTCTTCTACTTGAATATACCCCCATTCTTCTAATAAACCTAATATTTTATCAGATGAAGTATCATACCTATTTAACCATTTTTCACAAAATTCTACACATAGTACTGGAGAATATTTCTTAATAGTTTTTTCAGCGCCTAAAAGAGCATTTAACTCATATCCTTCAACATCTAATTGAATTAAATCACATCCTGGAAGATTAAGAGTATCAATTACAATTACTGGGGTGAATCCAGGGCCTGCAATATGGACTCCACCAATATCGTTAGGTCTATCAGGTCTAATAAGATGTTGGGTAGAAACGGGAGTTGAATCATTTCCTAAACAACATTGCATCTTAATAACATTCTGAGAAGTAATATTTTGGTTTAAACAATAAAAATTAATTGGATCTGGTTCAAATGTATATATGGTATTAAAGTGATCAACAAAATTACTTAACATAAATCCACAATTACCTCCTGCTTGAATCATAATATTTTTTTCCTTAACATAAGGAAGAACCCATTTAGCAAGATCCTGAAATTCATTTTGGCCTTTCCAGCTGTTTTCATCATTTGCAGGCCATACCCATTTATTGTCTTTTATAGTAATAAGATCTTTCATAATAATTTTTTATAATAGTTAATTGTTAATAAAACCCCTTGGTTAATATCTGTTTGAGGGGAGTAATTGCTTTGTGTAGTAATTTTTGTATTATCTCCACATATGTGGGATGAAGTAAATTTACGATTTAATTTTGAGTCAAATGAAATTTTACTTTTACTTTGGGAAAGTTGATGAATTTTTTGAATTAGTTCTTTTAAATTATATTGTTTTCCTGAGCATATGTTATAAACTCCATTGGAGGGGTTTTGGATTAAACTGTAAAAATAGTTAACAAAATCATCAATGTAAAGATAATCTATAATTTTATTACAATCATCTAAAACAATTTTTTGATTATTTAATAATTTATTAATCAATAATGGAATCAATCTAGTTTTTACATCATTTGGACCATATATGTAACAAGGTCTAACCCAAACCCATTCCATCCCATAATTATTACATAACATTTTACTATAATTTTTAAATGTTAATTTAGATAATCCATATAAATTTATTGGTTGCTCTATATTATTTTCATTTATGGGTATTGGTAAATTTCCATATTCTGAAAAACTGCCAAATCCAATAAATTTAGGTTTGTTTGGAAGTTGATTGAGAATTTCTAGTAATTTAATACTAGATTCTACATTTTCATATAATTGGTTTAAGTCATTTACATCTTGATAACTATTTCCACCACTCCAACCACAATGAATTACTATTTCGGGAGAAAAATCTAAAATTTCTTTCTTAAAATTAACTAATTCGTTATTAGAACTAAAATTAAATTTAACTTTATTTAAAATGTCTTGAATATTATTAGTTGATTTAGAGAAAACATACACATTATGGTTTTCTTTAATTAGTTTCCTAACAATATTAGATCCTAAGAATCCATTTCCACCTGTAATTAAAATTCTCATTTATTTTCTTTTAATTTTTGAGCAACTTCTAAAATTAAATCTTCTTGACCAGCAACTAATTTTCTATTACCTAATTCAAAGATAAGAGATGAATACTCGATACCATATAATTTAGATGCTTTTACAATTGGTTTTTCAAATCCTGAAAATAAGCGAGTTAATCCTGTTAATACATTAATTGGGGTAGTAATGGGAGCAGATGGTACTAAATAATCCATTACACGGTCTGCTTCTTTAATGGTTTCTTCAAAACTAATACCTGTAGTGTAACCTATTTTTTCAAATACCGGGAGAATAAGTTCTAATGGTGCATTACCTGCTCCTGCTCCAAATCCTCGAATACATGCATCAATTAATTCAGCTCCACTTTCTACTGCGGCTAATGAATTAGCTACTGCACATCCTAAATTATTATGAGCATGGAAACCAACTTTAATATTCAATCTAGATTTTAATAAACTAATTCTTTCTCTTACGTCACGTGGTAGATAAGTACCTGTTGAATCCATAATAATAATAGCCTCAGCACCATAATCTTCCATAATTTTTGCTTGTTCAGCTAATTCTTCAGCAGTAATCAAAGCAGACATCATTAATACACCATAAACAGTTTTATCTGTTTTAGCTAAATATTCAATGTGGGATTTAGATAAAGTAGCTTCAGTACAATGAGTTGCTACTCTAAATACATCTACTCCATAATCCATAGCTAATTTAGCATCATCAATTGTTGATAACCCTGGAATAGTATGAACACCTAATTTAGAGTTTTTAAGGTTTTTTCTTGCTGTAGTAAGCATTTCCTTATCTGTATTAGGAGATTTACCAATTAATAAAGATGAAGCTGCTAAACCATTACCATGTCCTACTTCAACAATTGGAATACCTGCTTTGTCTGCAAATTGACAATATTTTTCAATACTATCTAAACTGATTGTGTGTTTAACACTATGATTTCCATCTCTAAGACTTGAATCAGTAATGATTAGATTTTTCATATGTTTTGACTTAATTTTTCTGTAATTTTAATTGCGGCACAATTGATAATATCTAAATTACCTGCATATTCTGGAAGATAATCACCTGTACCTTTTACTCGAATACTTAGAACTACTACTCCATTTTCATTCATAGTTGGAGGTAATACTAACTCATAATATGGGATATATGTTTTTAATTCCTCAATTTTTTCAGCAATCTCTTCTGTTAAATGATTAAAATTAATATCTTTAGTTTTAATAAAGATTGTTGTTTGCATATCAACACAAGGTTCAGCTGGGTTTAGGTTAAGGATTACTTTGGTGTTTTTACATCCTGTAAACTTAGTAATTGCTTTTCTTGTAGTTGCAATGTAATTGTCAACATTAATTCGAGTTGCCATACCCGCACTTTTAGATGCAATTTGAGATACAATCTCAACATATTCTAATCCTGTACAATGTTTTGAAATTAAATGTAACATTGGCATTGAAGCTTGTCCTCCACAAGTAATCATATTTACATTATCATCAGTTAAAATCAAATCTGAGTTAATATCAGGCACACACATATCTCCTACTTTAGCTGGGGTCAAGTCAATTACTTTAATTCCTTGCTCTTTAAACACTTTAGCATGTTCTCTAGCATCAGCAGCACTAGTACAATCATATACAACATCACAACATTTTGGATTATTGATAAAATAGTTAATACCTTGGTCTGAGGTTAATATACCTTTTTCTTGGGCTATTTGCATTGTAGGGGAATCTAATCTTCGACCTACAAATGCTACTACATCGATAAAATCTGTTTTAATTGATTTTAACATTAGGTCAGTACCTATATTTCCTGTACCTAAAATTGCTACTTTTATTTTCATCTTTCTACTGTATTACTTCGTTCATGTATTCCAGAAATCATTGCTTCTTTAATATTGTCTAAAGATAATAAAGGAGACATTTCTTCCAAAAGACCTGCTTGAATTGTATTATCTTTATTTTTAATACCTCTTACTTTAGGTATAAATTCTTGGTTTGGATCCATGAATACTTCTAAAATACCTTGATTTGGTGATGATAAAAATTCATCTACTTGATCAATAGTATAGTATTCATATTCAAATGCTTCTGCTACTTTTTTATAATCTGGAAGTTCAACGCCTGTTTTCTTATCAACACATGTTTTAGTTCCTCCAAATAACATGTTTTGAGTATGTTTAATCATCAAATAACCATCATTATTAAAGATAACTATTTTAACTGGGAGATTTTGGGTTTTGATAGTTTGTAATTCTTGGAGATTCATCATCATCCCACCATCACAATTTAAACACATTACTGGGTTTGGGCCAAATCCAGCTCCAACTGCAGCTGCAATTCCATATCCCATTTCACCTAAACCAAGTGATGTAAACATCTTTTGATTTGATTTAATATTAAACCCATAGAAACCACTTAATAATGCTGTTCCCATATCTGTAACAATAGTATAGTTATCAGGTACTTTATTTGAAAACCAATCCATAAATGTATATGAATTAGTAGGATCAGCTAAATGCTCAGGCATCACTCGAGGATATTTGTTTCGAATATCATCACAATATGATTTCCAATCTGTAGTATCTACTTTAATTGAATCGATTGAAATTAAATTATGTAAAATATTTCCAATATCTTCATTGATTGATAATCCATCAAATTTATTTGTTTCGGTTGGATCTATATCAATATGAACTATTTTTGCATGTGGAGCAAAATCTGCTCTAGAATATCCTGTTTGTAATAAAGATAATCTACTTCCCATTACAATTAATAAGTCACAATTTTGAACAATAAAATTAGCTGAGCGCTGTCCTTGAACTCCTGAGCGGCCATAATTGTTTGGATGAGTTTCTTCGAGTAAGTCTACTGCTGACCAAGTTAGTATTGTAGGTAAATTATGTTGTTCAATAAACTGTTTAAATAATTTTTCTGATTGGGATAATTTGACACCATGCCCCCCAATTACAACTGGTTTTTTACTTTGGTTAAGTAAATCTATCAAGTCTAATGTTTTTGGACTTAACATTGGATTACCTAATTTTTTATAAGGAGTAATAGGTTGTTCTTCAACCATCTGTCCTTGAACATCAAATGGTACTTCCAAAAATACAGGACCTGGTCTATTAATTTGAGTTGTTTGAAAAGCATTATTGAATGTCTCGTACAAGTTTTCTTTAGTGATTCGAACAGACATTTTAGTATGTTTTGAAAACGTGTCTACTGAATCATATCCTTGAATACCATACATTCTCATATCTGAATATTGATCAATGTAATATGATTGTTCTTGTCCTGAAATAATAATTCCTGGGATGGAATCAGCCCAATTAGATAGAATACCAGTGAATGAATTGGAAGAACCACCACCAGCAGTAACTAATGCTACCGCCATTTTACCACTTGAGCGATAATAAGCACCCATTGCCATCACGGCTACTTGCTCGTGATGGACGGGTACTAATTTAATATTAGGATGTTTATTTATGGAATCGTATATATGTGAATTAGCAGAACCTATAATTCCGAATACAACTTCAATATTGTTTTTTAATAGAAAATCTACTATAACATCACTAATTTTTACCATATAAATTTGCTTTTGTAATAACTAACTATACGAGTAATTTCTTCAGAAAACACGCATTTTGGTTCCCATCCTAAAGCTCTTAGTTTAGAATCATCTAAAGCATAACGAACATCTTGTCCTGGTCGATGGCAAGAAAAATCTACATAGTGATCAATATTGTGAAAATCTTCCCAATTTATAATTTGACCGAATTCAGTAATTACTTGTTTAATGGTTTCAATATTTTGCTGTTCAAAACCACCAGCTACATTGTAAATTTCTCCAATTTGACCTTTTTCAATCAATGTAATTACAGCTTCAGCAGTATCAGAGGCGTGTAACCAATTTCTATAAGGTGTTCCATGGTTATGAAGTGGAATTTTACGTCCTAAGCTTAATAATTTAACTGCTTTAGGAATTAATTTTTCAACATATTGTCCAATACCATAATTATTTGTTGGACGAATAATCATGTAAGGTACTTTATGTGTTCTACCCCAAGCCATAACTAACATATCAGCTGCTGCTTTGGTTGCTGAGTATGGGTTAGATGGTTTGAGTAAGTGTTCTTCATCATGAGCACCTTCTTCAATATCGCCATATACCTCATCTGTACTAAAGTGGAGTAATACTGGTTTTTGAGCATTTTCTCCTCTATGGTTTTTAATTAATTCAAGTAAATTATGAACTCCATCAATATTTGACTTAACAAATTCAGCACTACTAGCAATTGAATTACCAACGTGTGTTTCAGCGGCTGTATTAATTACAAAATCACAATCATATAAAAACTTTAATTCATTAATATCACAATGAACAAATGAGAAATTTGGGTATGATTTAAATTCCTCTAATAAATCTTTATTAGCGGCGTAAGTAATTTTATCTACTCCTTTTACATACCATCCTTTATCAAGGCATTTTCTTGTTACATAGGATCCTATAAATCCTAAACATCCCGTTACGTATACTACTTTTGTCATATTATAAAAAATTATTTGCTTTTAAATACTCATCTACTTTATCTAAAAATTGTTTTGGTTTACCTTTTCCTCGAGTATGACCAATAAAATGGGAAATTTTTGAATTTAAACAACATCCCCATCCTCCAAGTTCATCTTCAGGATCTAATGTACCAAAATGAGAATGTGATCCAAAATTTGGTGCTACATAATATTTTTCTGGGTCTAGTATATGAATATTTTTGGCCTTAATCAAGTTCATTGATGAAGCATATGACTGTTCTTGGGTGTCAATAACAAATCTCTCAGGCCCCCATATTTCTTCTCCGTTTTCATCAAATATAGATTTAAACTCAAACAAACTAAGCATTAATTCAAATCTATCAGCTGATAAGAAATCATCATAAATTGATAAATCAATTCCTTGAAATCCGCTATTAAATCCTAATATTTGAGGATTACGTTGTTGATATAGGTTAATTGCTTCTTGGCCATACACATTTATAATTTTTTGGAGTAAAACTTTATCACAATTAGCATTAAATGGTTCTGAAATTAGGACTGCGGTTTTATTAAGCATGAGTTCAATAACATCAGCAAAATCATAATTAATTAAAATGTCATCATCATATCTTAAACAGTAATCATAAAGTTTAACTCGTCTTAAATAATGGAATAACAATATAACATATATAGCAAAGAAATTATTAAAGTCAGTATTAACTTTTTCTAAATCCATTCCATAAGCTTCAACACAATAGTCTATAAAAAATTGTTTATCATATGAAACTACATTAAAACTAGAATCTATTAAATCAATCCATTTTTTATCCTCTGTGGTAGGATTTTCTATTTCTTTATCCCAAATAATATTAAATTCAACTTCAATAGAAGAATCATATTCTTTAATTTTTTTATTTATTTGATGGAGAGCAAAAAACGATTGTTTGTTTTTTGACCTCATTACGTTTGCTATTACTATTTTTTCCATTATTTATATTTTATTTATTCCTATGATCATAATATGTTCATTATATTTTGGGAGACCACCCCATTTTTTTATGAATTTTTGAGCATTCATATTTTCAGCTTCAATTTGTCTTTGGGAAGTTTTACCTTCATTTTCTTCTAATCTATGACTTCCTCTTGCTCCAAAATGATAAACTACACTTTGAGATGTAAGAATAAAATCAAATCCGTTTTGAATCATTCTTAAAAACAAATCCTTATCCTCCCAACTTGTTGGAGAAAATTGTGGGTCATTCCCTCCAATTAAATCCCAATCTTTTTTAGATATGAGTCCACTTACACCTTGTCCTTTAAATATTGTGTAATTGTTTAACAATTTAAGTTCTTCTGCATATTCTTCAAAGGTTTCTTTTTCAAAATTGTGATAATATTCTCCAAAATAATCTTTTGGAACAATGATATTATCTAAAGGTTGTGGTCTAGATCCATTTAAATAATGAATATGATCTGGGAACATTGCTGGTTCTAATCTGAGTGAGCTAATCCAAAGTTTGTCTCTGTTTTCTTTTTGGTATTGTTCTAAACAGGCTAAATCCCAATTTTTACTCACATAAAAATCTGAATGGAGAAACATTATATATTCTGTTTTAACATGATCAGCACATATATTCATTCCCCCTCCAATACCTCGAACTTTAATATTTTCAGGTTCAACAAGTAAAGTTAAATCATATTTATCTTGATTTTCAAATAACCATTCATTTGTTCCATCAGTACAATTTTCAGCATGAATGATAAATGGGGCATCTTTAAAGTAACTATTTTTCCTAACAGATTCAATAGCTAACTTAAGATAAGGAAGATTGTTGTATGTTGAAATACAAAATGTTATCATATCATTCCATTTGAAGTTAAATAATTCTTTAAAAAATTTATCCTTTGTTCCCCACTTATTCCAGTGACATGCATAAAATACCAATCATTAGGAAGAGGAGTATTTGTATAAAGATATTTTGAAATCATACAATTCCATTTATATCCTAAATCAAATAATGGGATATTATTATTTTTAATGTAATAATTAAAATAATCTTGATACACCCATTTTCCTTTATGTATATTATTTATTAAATCTTTGTTATTATAATTATATATTTCTTTTAATTCTTTATCTACCATCATTACATCAATATTAATATACTGATCAGGAAGTATTCCAAAAGCATTATAGCAATCTCCACAAATATCCCCAGCGTGATGAGGTTCTCCTTTTCTATGTTCTACAAACCCACTTACATACCCTGTTGGAGTTTCTACAAAAATATTAGGCGCATAAGGTTGTACTAGCACATCTGACCCTATCCATAATATTCTATCATATAGGTTAAATAAATCATATGCGTATAGTCTTTCTCCTCCACCTAAAGCCCATTCTTGATTCTGTTGGTCAAATTTTTCTTTTATATGAAAAGGTTTTTCTCTTGTAATAAGAAGATCAATATTATGATTTTCACAGTATCTTTCTAAAAAAGGGTATGTATAGGATGTTAGTTCTGTTTGGCCTGTAGAATATGTAAGGATTAAATATTTTTTCATGGTTTATTTATTTAACGTGTTAAAAAATTTATCTACGATTGTACCAATATATTCAATTTGCTCTTCTGTAATAACTGGGCTACAACCTAAGAAGAATGTATCTGTAGTTACTTTTCTTGCAACTGGAAAGTCTTTAATTACTTGTTCTGCATCCATGATTCCTTCATATGCTGGTTGTAACATAATGTTACCTGCAAAGTAAGGACGTGTTTGGATTTTATTTGCTTCTAGGAATTGACAAAATTCAGCACGTGTAAATCCAGCTCCATCTTTTACTGTTAATGCTACTGCAAACCAATCTGGGTCAGAATGTTCAGTTGCTTTAGGTAAAATGAAATATTCGCTATATTTTTCAAATATTGAAGTAATCAATTTATGGTTTTTACGACGAATTTGTCCAATTTCTTCTAGTTTTTGCATTTGAATAAATGCCATAGCAGCTTGCATTTCAATTGGTTTTAAATTGTAACCAATTTCTTCATAAACATATTTGTGATCAAATACATCGTCTGGTAATGCTGGTAGCCAATTATTGAAGCGTTGGTTACACATACCACATTCAAGTTGGTTTTGTTTACCTACACAGTAACAACCACGACCCCAATCTCTAAAGCTTCTTAGGATACGTTCTGTTTCCATATCATTACAAGCTACAAATCCACCTTCACCCATTGTAATGTGGTGTGCTGGGTAGAAAGAGCAGCTAGCCATTTTGCCAAATGAACCAAGCATTTGTCCTTTATATGTTGAACCTAAAGCATCACAACAATCTTCAAGAAGAATCAAATTGTATTTTTCTATAAGTTCCATTAAACGATCCATGTTTGGTGGATTACCTAACACGTGAGCAAATGTGATTACTTTAATTTCAGGATCTTCTTTTAATTTTTGTTCTACTTGATCTAAATCCAAATTTAATGAATCTAATTCAATGTCTACAAATACTGGGGTAAATCCTAATTGGAGAATAGGGTTAATAGTGGTTGGAAATCCTGCAATTGGAGTTAATACTTTAGTCCCTTTAGGTAAATTCATACCTCGTTTAGATGTTAAAGCGGCTAACATTAATAAGTTAGCACTTGAACCACTATTGGTTAAAATACCTAATTTTTTACCTAAACGTTTAGGAAAACGAGATTCGAAACGAATACCTTCTTGATTTAATACTAACCAACCACCTAATAAAGTTTTAACAGCAGCTACATATTCTTTTTCATCAAAATAATTACCTGCATATTGTACTAAATCTCTTCCAGCAATCCATTCTTTTTTAGAGTCTTTTTCTTTAATAAACTCTTCTACTAATTTTAAAATTTCTTCCATAACTTAAATTGTATCGTATAACTGATTTTGTTTTTCTTGTTTTTCAATTGTTTTTGGGTGATATAAAGCAAAATATTCTACATCTGGCATTGCTGTATACATTTTAAATCCATCTAAACGTTCATGTACTTTATTTACCCACTGAATTTCAGGTTTATTCTTCCAGATTCGCCATTGATAATCAGGCCAATTAACCCAGCCTTCATCATTTACTCTCCAACCCCATTTTGCAATGTGTTCGGGAGTTAAACCTTCTACTGTGTTTACTCGAGGGACTAGGAAAACATCAATGTTTTCGTTTTCTTCTAATAATTCAGGTAAAACAGCAATTAGGTTTTCATTTGGGATTTCATCAGCGTCAATTTGGAAAATATAATCGCCTTTGCAAAAACTGGATAGTTTGTTTTTCCAGTCTGCAAAATGGCGATCAAATTTTCCTTTATGCCACATAAACTCTCCATTTTGGGAGTGGGAGCGAAGGAATGCCTCCACTTCAGGGTCACCATTTGCTTCATCAAATAAAATCACAATATTGTCTTGTATGCGTTTGTGTTGAAGCAAAAAGTGCACTAAACGTTGAATTTCTTTAAATTCATTACATACTGTGATAGCATAACTTATTTTCATGTATCTTAATTTGGTAATATTCCAATATACGAAAGGGCTTCAATATAATCACGCTCTTCAAAAAGTTGCATGTTTTTCATATCCATTTTGAATTTCATAAATTCTCCTGGTTTACCTGGGATTGGGTGGTTTTTCTGTTCTTTTTTAGGGATTTCAATTGCTTTAACAGCAGCCCATTTCCAGTTTGAAGCGTTTGTACCATTAGCAAATACCATACCTTGTTCAAGATTGTTGATAGTATTTGGTAACCAAATTAAACCTGTTTGAGGATCTTTCCAAGCTAAATCTTTATACAACTCAGGCAATGTTTCCATTTGTTGCATATAAAATTCATGGTCTTCAGTCATAAATGAGTTTGTCCAAAAACCACAAGATAAACTCATGTAGTTATAAATTTCAGGGGCAACTTGTACTTTATAGCACAAGTCACCTCCTGATTTAGGACAATTAATGATTTCTTCGTGTTGCATTATTGTTCTACTTTTTTAAGTTTTGGTAATTCAATTTTTTTCAATTTAGGTAACTGCAATTGAACTTGTTTTGGAAATTCAGGAATTTTTTCAGTGAATAGCTTATCAAGTTTTTCTTTCATTGCGTCAAACGAGAATTTGGTACGTGATTGGAAACCTTGACGTTTTGCTTTTTCAGCATATCCTTTATAATTTTCAAATACATCTTTTAAATAGTGTCCTACATGACCTGTATCTACACTAAACCATTCAGCTTCTTTCATCAACATATGATTTGCAGCTGACTCATGAACATTTGTCATTGTACCTGGTAGAAGTGTTGTAAATTCTGGGTTTAGGTAATCTGTATGTCCACTCCAATTTGTTGTGATAATTGGTTTGTTTACAAGTGAAAATTCGAGTAATGGACGACCAAATCCTTCTCCTTTAGTTAAGCTAACCATAGCTTTAACTTTAGAGTGGTTATAGATTTGATTCATTTCTTCATCTGTAAATTCACCATGTAACAGATAAACATTTGGGATATTGTTTGATTTTACAGTTGCTCTAATTGCTTGAATTTTCTTAATTAATTCATCTCGGTCCATATAAGAGGAACCTACTTGAGATGTTTTTAAAATTAAAGCTGGTTTTTTGGATTTGTTTTTGAATGTTTCGTAAAATGCTTTTATAAGCAAACCTACATTTTTTCTATCTTCACCTAATTGTCCTGGGATCCAATGTCCTACAAATAGATAAGCAAATTCTTCTTTTACATTAGATAAATCAAAAGTTGATTTGATTGGTTTGTAAATGTCTGTGTTAGCACCTTCAAAAATTACTTCACTATTATCACCTTTCCACTCAATAAATCCTACTGGTTGGTTTGTTTTTTGGTCACGTTTTTCAAATTTACTTTCTTTAAGTACTTTGATTGTGTGTTCAGAAGAACCTAAAATCAAATTCATACGACCACATCCTTCAACCCATTCAGCTGGTGCTACTGTTGTTTCAATTCCTGCTGTACATCCAATATTAAATTTTCCTATTGGTTGAAATTCATTTGGAACCGTAATTTGCATCCAAATTTCAGGTTGTGCTGGGAGTTGAGGGGAATTTAAAATATGTTGGGTTAAAAATTCCCATTCAGGGTGTGCTTGGATAAATCCAAATGGAGTTGCTCCCCAACGTTGAGATAAAATCTTAACGTCATATTTATCCATTTCAATAATCGCTTTAACGATATCGCGAGAACGTGCTCCATATCCACTATAAGTGTCGATTGGGCAACTAATTACAAATACTGGTTTGTCCATAACTTTTTAATATACAAATTCGTGATCAATTGTGTCTTCTTTAACGTCATTAACGTTGATTAGCTCATATTTTTCTCGTGGAGTCCACGTGTTAAATAATTGATCTATCGCGTTAATTGCTCTTTCTCCCATAGCTTCACCTGTAAAGCCTGCTTCATTTACTGCCCAATGACGACCTGTTTTACCAAGACCATCTCTTGTTTCTTTATCTAAAGCATATACTTCAGCAATTCGAGCAGCTGCATCTTCAGCTGTACATCTATCATCCCAAATATAAGGAGTTTTAGGTGAACCTTGAATTGAGCGGTTTGTTGGATAAACGGGGAATGCCCAGCAACCATGGTTTCTCAAACGTCCTGTATGGTTTGAAGGTAGTTTTGGAGTTGGTTCAAACCAATTACCATATTCGTCTTCAAATTTCATTTGGTCTTGCATTCCACCAGTTACATTAGCAATAATTACAGTTCCTGCTAAAATTGCCTCTGTTAATGATAGACCCCAACCTTCGTTTGATGTCAATAGGATTTGAGCATCTGCAATATTATACAATTGGTTTAATTGTTTAGTGTCTAAACGGTTTGTTGAGAAATAAACTGCTTCAGGATAGTTTGGAAATAAAATTTTTCTAACTGCTTCCAAATCTGTACCATGCTCACTTACAATTTCAGTATGCATTACCAAAGCACATTTTTCTGCTTTTTCTTTAGGCAACGTATCTAAGAAAATTCTAAAGGCAAGCATTGTGTCAGGAATTTGTTTGCGTCGAATGTTTCTTGAATTGAAGAATACAATAAAATCCTTTTCTTTACCACCAAACAAATTTGCTTTGAATTGCTCTAGTTCTTTTACTTCATCCTCTTTTTCAATTGGATAATACATTTCTTGGTTCAAACCATGAGGAACATATTCAATTACTTTTTTCTTTGCTTTCTCACCTAAAACAAGCTCATTGATTAATTTTGTTTGCTTTGAAATTGCCAACAACGCGTCACATGACTCATAAAACGCTTTATTGTACAATGGAGCTGGGTAATCATCCCAAATGTTCAAGTAAATGATTGGCATTGTTTTTCTAATCTCGTTTTCGATTTGAAATAACCATTCAAAATACCTTGGGTCAGTAATCAACATAATTGCATCAGGTTTTTCCATTGCAATTAATTGACGAATCAAATCAGGATTTCCATATCCGTCTACTGGATATAAAAATACAGAAGCATCTGTTAAACCTGTATTTGCGTTTGTGTCTGCAGAAATATCAAATCGTTTACCTTGTTCAGGGTGTTTGATTGCACCTGCAATGTTTACCCAATTGAAATGTTGGGCTGTGTTCAATACTAATTCACGTGCTACTGTCGCTACACCGGAGTGTACTCGAATGTCGTCACAAATTAGCATGATTTTTTTCCGCTCGTTTTGCGGTAAGTACTTAAAACTTGAATTCATATAACTATTTTGTTTTAAATGTAAGAAATTACTCTTCTGTCTCCCAACTTAAATCATTGTGGTTGTGGATTTGTTTTCTGAATTCATCACTTGTTAAGTAAAGATGAACTGCTCGTTCGCTCAATTTTTGGAAGCTAAACTTTCGTTTAATGCATTCTACTTTGAATTGCTCAAACAAGTCTTTGTCTAGCTTGACGCTAGTTAACTGTTGGTTTTTTTCACTCATAGATTTTATTATTTATATTATCGGATATACATATATGAGGAGATCAGTAGGTCGCAGAACATAGATGAGTTTTATAAAATGGACACCACTTGCAATTATTGTTTTCTCTTGGTTGGTGGTCTACATCTTTAAAACCATTGCGATCAAATGCTTGTTCTAAAAATGAATTAATCGTTTTAGCAACTCTATTTAATTTCACTTTACCAGATGTTGGTTTAAATATTTGAACGCGTTTGATAACATAAAGGTCACTTTCAAATACTTTACGTTTCACAATCATAAACTCAACATCAATATTATCTATTGGGAAATTGTATAGTTCAGAAAAATACTTTTTGTAGGTAATAAGTTGGAGTTGTTTGTTTTGATCAGCTTTTTCTTTCTTACCCCAACCTTGTCTACTAGTTTTGATATCAATAATCTTGATTTTGTTTGTTTTTTCGTTGTATAAAACAACATCTAAATACCCTTGGAACATTACGTTTTGTAATTTGGGGTTTGGAGTTACTATAATAGGAACTTCACATCCAACTAAATGCCATCCTCGTTTACCAAAATATTTTGTTTTGTCCTTTGCTAACTCTCTTATAATTGCTACTCCGTCCTCATAAAACTCTCTCAATTCATCTGGGGATACAAAGTGTTGGTTGTTGTTTGCTTTGTATTGGGTTTTATATTCTTCACGAAGTTTTTCCTCTAGCATTTCAGATGTGTTTAAACGATCTGCTGCTGCTCCACTTTGCTCATACATTACTGTAAGGTAATGTTGGAGCGTTTCGTGTAGTGCAGTTCCAAAAACAGTATGAATGGAAGAAGTAAATTGCTTATGTCCTTCTCTATATTGTAGTGACCATTTTTTAGGGCACTCATTGAACATAGACATTTGAGAGTACGAAATAGACTTTTGTGTTGCGTAGTCTATTTGTGGTAATTGTTTTTCTCTTACTTCTTTGAGTATAACAGGAGGTTTCTTTCTCATAACTTAAAGATAAAAAAAGAGCTTGGAAAATCCAAGCTCTCTTAATTTTTTGAAAATACCTTTGATAGCGGTGAAAAGTATTCTCTTGCTATAACTAGCAAACGGTCCTAAGCCGTCTTGTACTGGCTTAGTAATTGCTCGTTTTTAGCGATCATTTTAAGGTACTTTGCCAAATTGGTTTTGTTACGGCCTTTCTTGCCTTTTTTTCTTGCTTTAGCCATCTTATTTGATAATACCTGCTCTTACTTGCAGCATTCTACGTTCAGCGATTTCTTCTTCAGTTGTACCTACAATTGAATTGTAGTCGTCCATTGTTAGAACTTCTCCGTCTTCGCTTAAACCAATGATATTTTCTGCTAAATCGTGTAGATCCATATCTGTGTTAGCATCTTCACGAGCATATTCCAATAAGCGAATGAATAGAGGAACGTCTACTGTAATTGTATCTTTTGGGTTCATCTTAGTAGTTGTATGGTTCTTCAACTTCTTTACCTTCATCTAGAGTAGCAATTAAACTATATGCAATATCTCCATTAGGTAATGCTTTATATGTTACATCAGGATTTCCTTCAATAGTGGTTTCTCCACCTTTACCCATAATATATTCATGAGCATTTTTAAATTCTTGAGCAGCTTCACCATAAGCGTCTTCATCAGCATATTCCTCAGCTTCCCAAACACCATTTATTTCTTCACCTTCTTCAGAATCTTCTGGGATTGAAGTGTTGATCATATCATCTAGGAATGCTTCAACTTTATTATCTGATTCCATTTCCTCATTGATAGAGTATTTTTGGTTTAAAAAGTATTCGAAAGCATCTTCGTAATCTGTTTTAGCACGAGATGGGATTTGAGTAATTGCTCCAATTCCTACAATTCCACCTGCAACATAATGCTCGTTAAGTGAATCTTTTTCAGTATTTTCAACTTCTTGGTTAATAGCAGCAGCATATTCACTTTCTGTGATCACACCAGCTAGCATTTGCATGCGTAAAGTTTCTTTATCCATTTTAAGTATTTTATTATAAATATTAGCCCTTTAGTATTCGTTCAAGTTTTTCCAAATACAATATGGCATCCATATGCTCTTGCTTGGCATGTTCGATCCAATCTAAAACACTTAAATCGTTTCTATCTAAATCAGTGCCATATTTTTCTTTTCCAAAACGTGCTCTAGATACAAATTGATCAATTACTGAATCAACAATTGAGTCTGTTTTATGGATTGTTCTTGTTTGAAGTGGGTTTGTTGGATTAGTTCCAAATGTTTCTCTATTTGTTGTCATTTTTTAATAACTTATTTACTTCTTTGTCTTCGATCCCCATATCGTACAAAACTTTTCGTACACCATGTTCGCGTAGAATATCAATGTATTCTTCAGCTTCGCCTAAACTGCATTCAAAATGTTTTGCTACGTACTCTACCAACGTTGCAGGCTGTCTCTGTGTTCTTGATTTAACGTACTTCAAGAACGTTTTAGCTTTTGGGATCATCTCTCTATAAATTGTATATGTTTGTTGTTTGTTCTCGTATGGTAGAGTTTGAACAAAATTAGCTAATTCAACATAATTTATATTCATAGATACATATCGATGTATCATGTAAGAGTTCCATTTGTCCCACGATTCTTCTGAAATATTTTCGACAGGAGTTTTATAGAGGGTGATTTCATTCAACCACCCCCATATATCTTTTATTTGCTTCTTAGAGGTCAAGGGCAATGTCTTTATATTCCTCACGAATGTCTGGTGGAAGTGTATCTAAAATGATTTTTTTAGATTCCAAATCATAGAATACTGGAATTGGAATGAGTGAATCCTCATCGGCTCCAATCAAAAATTTAGATACTTTACGTAGGATAACTGCTTGTCCAAACAATTGTCCTCCATCATAGCCAGTTACGGCTGTTGTGTTTTTAAAATCGATGTTTAATCTAGGTTGTTCTTGCATTTTATTTGTTTTTATTGTTTAATTTATCTTTTCTATAATCTATAAAGTCAGCTATAAATCCAGCTGCCACAATTATGTTCAATCCAAGTGACATTACAATTTCATGTATGTCAGCGTATATTGTTGTCATCAAGTGGATATGACCGATTGTCCAGAAAGGTATGGCCAAATTTTGAGATATCCACGAAAGAGTATATCTTAATAGGTATTTCATAGTACTTCAATTATTTTTGCAATTGCAGACATTACGTTAATTTCTTTATCAATTCGGAAATTTGCTTGATATAGGTGCTCGTTTAGAATAATTGCAATTGATCCTTCCTTGCCTGGAGCATATTTTGGAGCATATTCAAATAAATTGCGATATAATTCCTCAAAATCCTTAACGTTTGAATCTGCTATAATCTGTCTAATGGTAATCCAATTTTTCTTACCTGCTAGTTCTTTCAATACATCTTTGATGTAGTTGTTTGAGGTCAAAACAGTATCATCAAGTACAACAGCATCATCTTTTACAGACATTTGTAAAACGTTTAGCATTTTACGCATATCGGGATAGTACTTAACGATCAAGTTTTTAATGTCTTCTGTCTCATATGATAAAGATAATTGATCAGCTAAAATCCAAGTTAAATGGTTATACACATCCATTTTTGTTGGTGGTACAATTTTAAGTACCTGGCAACGTGATTGGAGGGGATCAATGATTCGCTCAATAAAGTTACAGGTTAAGATAAAACGTGTTGAGCGAGAGAATGTTTCAATTACATTTCGTAAAGCGGCTTGTCCCTGGATTGTAATGAAATCTGCTTCATCTAGGATTACTACTTTAATGCCTTTCCAAGATGCAGCACTAGCAAATCCTTTTACTTTCTCTCGAATAGTATCGATTCCGTTTTCATCAGATGCGTTTATATAAAGATAATCGCAGTCTAGATTTTTAACGATAATTTTTGCTAGGGTAGTTTTACCTGTACCTGCAGGACCATAGAAGATGAAGTTTTGGATATCACCTTGGTCTAGGTATTTTTGTATTGTGTCTTTAACATTTTCGTTACCAACATAATATTTCAGTTCGGTAGGACGAAAACGTTCTACATATAACGTATTTTCTTTCATAACCGTATTATACAAAAAAAGCTTGCACTAGGCAAGCTTCTTTAGTTATTTTATTAATATTTTACCACTTTCTAAGTATCCAAGAATTGTTTGGACCTCCTCGGTAAATTATATTTTGTGGAGGAATTAAATTTTCTTGGGATGGATTAAATGCTACGTTATCTATTGCCCATGAAAAAAGTGATCTAAAACCAGCTTTAGGAGGATTAGCCCATTGAAGATCATTCCAAAACTCCCATCCAAATTTTTTTCCTACTTCTTTACCAAATTCAGTAAACGATCCAATAGGATCTTCACCTCTATTTTTATATTCATCCATAATACTTTTAATTATTTTGAATTTCGGTTCCCAATTTTTCATCCATTTTTCTTTTTTAGAAAGTTTTTGGTTGTTTGAATTGTTTTTTTCATTAGAAATAGAATCTTCATACCCAGGAGCAGGGTAAGATTTTCCAATTTTACCCATGGAATCTACTTCTTCCATTTTTTCTTTATATTGGCCCTCTGTAATGATACCAGCTAGCATTTGCATACGTAATTGTTCTTGTGTCATTGTATTTTATTTATAAATATACTATTCTATTTTATAATTCCTGCTCTAACAAGCATTTGGCGCATTTCAAAATATTGTTCTTCTTTCAACGTAGTTTTTTTAGCAAACAATTTTGCACGTTGATCTGGGTTTTGGAATCCAGTTACTACAAGTTTGTATTTTCTTTCACCGTTTATATCAACTGGTTCAATATCATAGGTTACAGTAGGTACTTCTCCAATTTCTTTTTGGAATAGTGTTCTTGCTTTTTCAGCTTTGTCTTTTGTATCTGCTACATAAGATAAAGGTGGAACTGCTTCTACTTTAGGTTTTTCTACTGCTTTAGGTGCCTCAACATCTTGTTCAACATCAACCAATTTGAAATCAACTCCTGCATTGTCCATGATTGTTTTCAATACTTTAGACAAATATGGTTTGGTTTTGTATGGGTTTTCTAGTGTATGAGGGAAAACAATTTTTCCATCTTTTACTACATAGTGAATGTCTTGTTCCAATTTACCACCATATTTTTTCAAATTGTCTGGTGTTTTCATTGGATAGTAATTGGCACCGTATTTTCCAATAATATCTTTTGGAAGTTCTTTACCTGATAGGGAAAATAAATAGTCGTTTAAGCTACCATCGTTTCCTTCTGCTTGCCATTTTTCATAGCCTGCTTCTGCTTCAGCTTGAGCTTTTTCCCATGCTTCAGGTACTCTGTTTTTGATATCAATTAACTTGAATGCTTTTTCGTCATCTGAACGAGAGTCCCAATCTTTCCAAGCAGCGCCTGCTTTTTGTGCAGGGATTGAAGGACCGAATGCTTTTACAATAGCTTGTGGGTCTCGCATGTTTTGTGCGTAAATACCGTAGGTTTTAGGGTCGTTTAAAGCAGCTAATGCTTTATCGAGATCAGCGGGTTCAACAGCAAGGTCATAACGTACCTTTACTTGTTGCATACCATCTTCTTCTCCTTCTATTTCGCGTAAGATGTCAGTCAATTTCATAATTATAAATATGTAAAAAAGGAGACCCGTTATTGAGGGTCTCCGTAAATGTTAAAGCGTTTAACGGGTTCAGGTTGGATTTCTTTTACCTCACTTCGTATAACATAAAGTTTACTGTCCAAAGGAGCCAAACGAAATTCTGCTTTTTCTTGGTTTGCTTCAAACCATGCTTCTAAAGCATCGGTAAGTGACTTGTGAATCACTTTACTTTTATCGTTTACGAGCACCCACTGATCTCCAGGGGGTACTCGTGTTGCGATAAGTTCGTTATATTCTACTTGTTCAGTTTTCATATTACATCATTCCCATCATTGACGGATCAAATCCATCTGATTTTTTGTCTTCTGGTTTGTCTACTACTGTACATTCTGTTAATAGGATTGTACCTGCAATTGAAGATGCGTTCAATAAAGCGTTTTTAGTTACTTTATGTGGATCGATTACACCTGCTTCTTTCATATCTACAATCGTTTCAGATTTGATATCCAAACCATACCATTGGAAGTTTTCTTTGTCGCTAAGATCTCCAATTTTGTGTTTGAAATAGTAGATATCTTGATCAGCGTGTCCAGCGTTTGTTAAAATAGTTTCAAACGGTTTACCACATGCTTTGTAAACTAATGTTTTACCATATTTGAAATCATCTGATTCGTCTTTTTTATAGGTAATACCTTCACGAGCATGGAGCAATGCAGCACCTCCACCTGGTACAATACCGTCTTCAAGGGCACATTGTGTAGCGTGTAAAGCATCATCAACGCGGTCTTTTTTCTCTTTCATTTCAGTTTCAGTACTTCCACCTACGTGAACCAAAGCAACTCCACCTACAAATTTAGATAAACGTTCTTGTAATTTTTCTGCTTCAAATGGTGTAGCAGCGTTTTCAATTTGAGAGGTAAGTGACTCTACTCGTGATGTAATATCTTCTTCAGTACCATTTCCATCAATGATTGTAGTTTTTTCTTTGGTTACTGTAACTGTTTTAGCACTTCCTAACCATCCGAAATCAAAACGATCAAGTTTCATACCTTTTTCCTTGTCAAATACTTTACCACCAGTTAAGATAGCAATATCTTCAAGGATCAATTTACGACGCTCACCAAAGTCAGGTGCTTTAACAGCTGCTACTTTAAGTGTACCACGCATTTTGTTTACAATCAATGTAGCTAAAGCTTCACCATCAATATCTTCTGCGATAATCAACAATGATTTTCCTTTAGATGCTACGCCTTCCAAAATATGTACCAATTCTTTTACATTTGTAAAACGGTGGTCTGCCAATAAGATAGAAACATCTTGCAATACAGCTGACATATTGTTGTTGTTTGTAACAAAGTAAGGTGATTTGTAACCACGATCAAATTGAATACCTTCTACAACTTCAAGATATGTTTCGTCTGTTTTAGACTCTTCAATGTAAACTACACCTTCACGTCCTACTTTTTCCATAGCGCGTGAAATCAATTTACCGATTTCTGGATCGTTGTTTGCTGAAATAGTAGCAATTTGTTCAAGTTGTTCTTCAGATGAAATTTTCTCTGAATTGTCTTTAAGGGTAGCGAGTACTTCTTTTACACCAGCATCGATTCCACGTTTGATCTCAACTGCATTTGCACCTTCGTTCAATTTTGAAATACCACCTTTTACCAATTCACGTGCTAGCAAAGTAGAGGTAGTTGTACCATCACCTGCATGGTCTGCAGTTTTAATAGCTGCTTGTTTAACCATTTGTGCTCCCAAATCTTCGATTGGGTCTTCTAGTGAAGCAATTTGTTTTGCAACGCTTACACCATCTTTGGTTGAAACAACCATTCCATTTTCAACATAAACTACATTTCGACCATTAGGGCCAAGTGTTGCTACAACAGCATCTGCTAATGTGTCAATACCTTTAACTAGTTTCTTACGGGCTTCAGGGCCAAATTCAATAATCTTACTCATTTTCTTCTTTTTTAATACGTGCTAAAATTTGATTTTCGTTTCCAATATAGTACTCTTCGTTGTCAAATTGCAACTTTGAGAATCCCATTGTAGGTAAGATAACTATGTCTCCTACTTTAATTTCAGTTGGGATAAAACCAATCCCTCCTACCTGACGTCCAGGTCCAACTGCAACTACTGTTCCCTGTTCGTTTCTGTCTTTACCTGCATCTGGGATGAAGATAGAGCCGAATTGGGTTTCTTCTGCCTCAAGCGGTTTTACAATAACCGCATCAAATAATGCTTCTAATTGTTTCATATTTCTATTTTGTTTAACATTGATTCCATTCCTTCTTTGACTGTATTCCAAGTGTTGAGGTACTCTTGAATGGTTTCGTACTCACCTTGATTTTGATAAAACTTTTCTTTTGAGATGCGGTTTAGGGCATTTGCAAAGTTACTGTAGTAACCTAATACTTTTTCAGTTTCTTTACCGGATGCTTTACCGCCTCCAAATCCTCTTGTAGCAACAGACTTTTCCATAACTGTAAAGTTTGTAGCATCCTTTACAATATAAAAAGGCTCCATTGCAGGATCTTTAATTGTACATAAGTTTGATTGTGTGTCATTTTCGTCCCGAGCCGGACGACCTCTGCGTTTTGTTTCTTGCATAACTAAATTTAAATTTATAACTATAATATACGAAAACTTATTTGAACTTGCACGTTCTATTATACATACTAGAAAGCACTTTCTTCTTTACGTACCATATAATAGGTGCTTAGCGTATCTTCTGATTTGAATTCGAGTTTCATTAGGCCCTGGTAGCTCAAATAAATGCTACCACTTTCTAGATCCTTATTTTCCTTCAAAATGTTTCTAAACATATCTGAATTGAATGGTATTTCTGCTTTTTCTTGTTTGATTGTACCATACATTTGGTAAGTGATCTTGTTGTTATGACCTTGCTCATCTCCAAATGTAAATAAACACATATTGTCTCCGTTTAAGTCAACTTCAACAGAAATAGTCATTGAACCAACACCTGCTAAAGCATTTTTTGCTTTAACTAAATTGTCAACATATTCTTTTTCTAAAGGCAAAACTGCATCCCATTCTGGTTCAGTTACAGAACCTACTTTTCCAATCAATAAAGGATCGGCAAGTGCATAGGTTAAGTTAAAGGAGGCATCCGCAAATTTCATTTTGGTATAAACCGATTTGCCTTTCTCTAGTTCAAACATTAAATCACCTTGAGTGATACCTAATAGGTTTAATAGTTTTTTAGTATCAAAAATAGCTAATTCACTATCTTCAATATCAATATTGTTGTGAACGATTTTACCAATTACCTCTTTGTTTACAGACATAAAGTCTATAGTAAGGGTTTTGTCTTTGATACTCCACTTGACGGACTCGTTTTCGCCTAAGTAGTATTTGTTTATAACTGATTGTAATGTTAGTTTATTTACCATATTGTAAAGATAAGAAAAATATTTTAAGTATCCTAGCTGAAATTGAAGAATTTAGCTTTAAACGGGTTCAAATTCAATACCCATCCAATATCATTGTATACTCCCTCTAATTTGTTTCGAATTACACTATCAAATAAACCATCACGATCAATATACTTGTTGATCAATTCTGTAATTTCAGGTGGATCATTGTAGCCATTGTAACCGATTACCTCAATTTGATATGGATTTGGTTTTAAATAAGCAATATACATTTTGTCTCCAATTGTAAATTCAGGGTATTTTACATTGAGTTTCTTGTAACGCAAAAAGTCATTGTAAATAATAGCTGATTTGGTGTTGATGGGGCATTTCAATTTCAACTTAGAAAACAATTCACCAGCCATAGGTTTACGTTCAATATATTCACCTAGTTTTTTCAATCCAGTTGGTTTAAGTAACTTAATCCACTCTACTGTTTGCATTGAATTTTTAAAATCCATTACAAATTTGTCTATATCTTCTTTTGGTTTACTGAATAGAATGGATTTGATAAGTTCCTCTCCAAAGTTTCTAAAGTAAGGTGGGAAATTAGATTTCATAATGTCCAATCCTTTCATCTCTAGTTCCTCAATAGGTACACCTTCTTTATTTACAATGTAAATAGCGTATCTACGTTTACCAGCCCAATATGCTTTTTCAGCGATTACCTCCTGTTTCAACACGAAGTGGTGTTTGCCATGCATATTGAACAGATCCTGCGTAATATTGTTTAGATTTCCGTTTGCTACATCTTGGAGTTCCTCTGTCAAAACCAACAATCGTTTGATTTTTTCTTCACGATCATTGTAGTCTAGATCGGGGTTACGTTTTTTAAGCAAATCAGTCAACTCCATATAAAGTGAATCGGTATCTGAGGCGATAACAAAATCTTTAGGGTCGATTTCAAGTTGATCGGAAATGTAATTGTTTACAAATATAATCGATTCTTTTGTTAAACGTTGTCCACTGTTTGTAATCCCAGCTGAACATATTTTGAATCCATCTGTAAAGCGCCAAGAGTTGATTGCATATGTACCATACAAGGCATTTTGCAAGATCTTGAATGCCATTTGATACAAGTCATATAGTTTGTAATTGGCCCAATCTTCCGCTTTACCTGCGGTTTTCTTAAGTGCTCGATAATGTTCTCGCTGATCAAACCAGTCCTCAAGTACCTCGCAAGCAATACTTTTCTTATCGTTTGTAAAAAACGCCCCACTAGCAGAAATAGTCCAATTATTGTCTTCAATCAAGCGAATTAGAGCCCCAACTGATATTGTAGCATCTTTAAGTTGATATGAATATCGGTTTAGTTTTTGGATATGTATTTTTTCTTCAGGGTCAAGCTTCTTTAACTGTTCAAGTGAATTGTACTGCTCGTAATTGTTTTTTGTAACAATTCTACCTACCAACGTTTCAACACCCAAATTTAAAGATTTGATAATTGAAGGATATAGTGAGGTAAAGTCAAGGTCACTTACATCTGAATATAATCCTGGAATAGGATCAAGTAGATATCCACCTGCGTAACTGTCTTTTTTCTTAATTGTTCTAGGGTTACGAGCAATATATTTTCCAGCCATTGTTTTAACTATAACTTGCTTGTCCTCAAAAGCATATACTGTACCTTCAATTGTAGAAGTACCTCGTTGGTGTACAACATGATCACCCAATTCCAATTCCCTAATTGATGGGTTTGTAGTTGTCGGTTTGTTTGGTGCAATAATATTTTTACGTTTTAGATACGTTAAAATAGCACCCTCATTTAATGCAGTATTGTAGTAAATTGATTCATATGGTGTATGGCATAGGTGGGAAATCAAAATAGTCAATTCAATAAACTTCTGTTTTTCCTCTAGTGCCTCAATGATTTCAACATCTCGAATGTTGTAGTCGATGAATTTGTTTGGGTCTTCTCTAAACAATGTATCCAAACTACCATTGTATTCAATTTTTCCTAGTTTAGCATACTTGGTTCCAATGTCACCTAGTTTATATGATGGTTCTTCCTTCATAATATATTTGCGAAGCAACATCATATAGTCTAGACTGTTAACTAAACCAATACGAATTGGGGAATTGGGTTGGGATGGTACCTCTTCAATTTTACCTACTGGGGATAAGCGATATACTTCATCTCCTAGTTTTTTCTTGATTCGATAGTACAAATATGGAATATCAAAGAAATCACTGTTGTAACCTACAACAATTGTAGGATCCATTTGTTCCCATTTCAATAAAAACTTACGTAGTAAAGTATCTTCACTTGCACAAGAAATAACTTGCTTACCATCTTGATCGATGTCTTCAATTTTACCTGCTTTATCTAAGATAAAACATATTTTTTCTTTAGTAGAAGCATCAATCAAAGCAATTGCTGTAATCTCAGCATTTGCCTCTTTGATTGTAACTGGTGTAAGTGCACCTAGAATTTCAATCTCAATATCCAAATAAACGGTATTGTGGTAGGAGGGCATTTCATCTGTCTTGTAATACAAATCCCTTAACAATACAAGTTCACGGTCAATATCTTTTTCTAGAATAGTAGGATCTTTTCTATCGTATTTACCTTGGAGAGGGGAACATCTATCACCAAATAGTGTTTCATATTCCCCTTCTTCATCAAGTTTATAGACAGTGGGCCAATACTGGAATTTGTGTATTCCTTTTTTATCGTCCCTGAGATAGTAATGCCATTGATCCTCTCCGGGTAATCTATTGTAGAAAACCGATTGATACATAACTCTTATTTGTTGTTTTATTTAAAAAATTGGGTAAGGTCGGGTCTGAAGTAATTAATGTTCTTCATAACTTTGCGATCGCGTGTTCTATAGACGATAAAATACTTACCAACCTGTTCATAGTGACATGGTTCCTTTTGCTCTGCGGAACGTACTCTAACGGTCTCTTGTGCCTCTTCTTCACTAGTGCAAGCTTTGCTAAGATTTGACGCCTGTACTTCTTGATACGCGGGCCATACTTTATCCTTAAGACCATGTAGCATAGCACCGTTACCCAGTGAAACATAGGTAATGTCACATAGAGCATCAAGCACTTCAACAATATTGCCCGTTTCACACGCATGCTTATATTCCTCGAGTTCTTCCAAAATGAAATTGTATACAAACATCCACTCCTTCTCCTCGGGAATGACCGGGTCATAATTATTAGGCTTTCCCATAATTGCGTTGAATTCCTCAACTTCTGATACAAACGGAACGTAGGTTTGTTCGGGAATATCTTCCTTAACTGCCTTTTTAGCTAGGAAAGGAAGAATCTTGTTTTTATAGGCTTTAAATAGTCTCATATCTGGTGTCCTCCGTTATTGATTTTTAATGAATCAAAGAATTCTTTACGTGCTTGATTATCATTATCCATAAACACACCTGATGCTTTTGTAGTTACCATTGAAGCACCTTGGTGTTTAACACCTCTACAAGATACACAATTATGTGTTGCTACTGTAGTAACGATTACACCACGATTGCCTTCACATACTTTGCTTACTGCTTGGTGAATGGCTGCAGTCAATTGCTCTTGAATAGCACCTCGACGACCAAAATGTTCTACAATACGGTTCAATTTAGATAAACCAATAACACGTCCACCTTCTCCAACTACATAACCAACGTGAACTACTCCTCCAATTGTTTGGTGGTGGTGTGAACACATTGAAGTTAAAGGAATGTTGCGCTCAATAACAATACCATCGTATCCGTCTGATGGGAATGAAGTAATATCTGACATTGCATTATATCGACCTGCAAATAAATCAAATACATAGGCTTTTGCTACACGGCGTGGAGTATCTTCTGAATTGGGGTCGTTTCGCCAATCAACACCTAAAGCATCTAGAAATTTACCATAAGCTTCTTCTGCTTCATCTACCATTGCCCATTTTTCTTTTTCGGTAAGGGGAAAACCAGGTGCAACTCCATTTGCAAAACCTGTTT